AAGAAGCTGCAGAGCGCCTGGGGGTATTGGGAGACCAACGGCGGCAAGAGCATCATCGGCATCGACATGGTGGACAGCGACCTGTACCTGGTGGTGCAGTATTCCAACGGGGTGTACCTCGAGCGCGTGGTGACCCGGCCCGAATCCGTGGACGCAGGCACCCAGGTGGAACTCCTGCTCGACCGCAAGGCCACTGAGGCCAGCTGCACCGTGGCGCTGACGACGCCAAGCGGTCTCGACACCCAGAGCACCATTACCCTGCCGTACCCGATCGACACAGCGAACGCCCAGATGGCGGTGGTCGGTCGCTTGTTTGCCGGCAACAGCTTGATGCACGGCCAGTCGGTGCAGATCATCTCGTCGACGGCTGCCGGTGGTGCCGGTGGCATGGGGACCTTGACGGTGCGCGGGGACCTGACGGCCGCCAAGTTCTATGTGGGCGAGACCTACGACATGCTGTACGAGTTCAGCGCCCAGTTCCTGAAGGAGCAACCACCAGGCGGTGGCATGGCCGTGATCGCTGGGCCCAAGCTCCAGCTGCGCACCTGGACCGTCGTCTTCGACAAGACGTCGGCCTTCAACCTGCGGGTGACACCCCGGGGCCGGGACGCCCAGACGTATCCGTACACCGGCCTGGAGATCGGAGACCAAGAGATCGCCCTGGGGGAATTGGCGCTCCGGACGTCCAAGTTCCGGGTGCCCGTCATGGCCCAGAACATCGAAGCCAAGGTCGAGATCACCAGCTCAAGTCCTCTGCCCTGTCGCATCCAGTCGGCAGAATGGGAGGGTTGGTACCACACCCGCTCGGCTCGACTGTGAACACGCCGTACACCAGGCCCACACGGGTCTCTGACATTCCGTACGTGGCGGAGTTCATGCGGGAGGAGGACGTCGCTGAGGTGCGGGCCCAGTCCGGCCAGACGCCACAGCTGTCTCTGCTGCACTCCTTCTTCAAGGGGGACCCGTGCATGACGATGATCGGGCGGGACGGTCGGCCCATGGGAATGTGGGGCGTGGTGCCGCAACGGGCCGACGTCGGGTGCATCTGGATGCTGTGTACCGATGACCTGGCCCGGGACCGACTGAACGCCATGCGGTTCCTGCGGGAAGCCAGGGTCCATCTGGACGCAATACAGGCTCGGTACCAGGTCCTGTGCAACCTTGCGGATGCTCGTAATGTGGTGCATATCAAGTGGTTGCGCTGGATGGGGTTCACCTTCATCAAGTCGCACCCACAGTTCGGGACAGAGAGTCGACTGTTCCTTGAGTTCGTGAGGATCTAACGCCATGTGTGGACCAGCTGCCCCTGCAATCATCCTGGGTGTTGCGTCGGCCGGCCTGGGCATCGGTCAAGCCGTTGCTGGCGCCCAGGCGGCCCAAGACCAGGTTGCTTTTGCGAACGCCCAGGCCCAACAGCAGTATGCGTTTCAGCAGAACTCGGCCATGGTGGCCCGTGGCTACGAGCAACTCAAGGCAAACCAGCAAGAAGAAATGAAGAGAATTACCAGGCTCTTTGCCGACAACGCTTACGCCAACGACGTCGCAGGGTTCAACTCAAGATTTATACAGGAGCAAGCTGCATCCAGCCAGGAGCAACAGAAGGGTGCGATTGCTGGGCTTAAGGCCCGGGGTGAGGTCCTTGCGTCCGGTCGTCTTGGCAACACACCAGACAACTTGATCGCTGACTTCTATCGGCAGCAGGCCCAGTACGACTTTGCGACCAGCCAGAACCTGGCGTTCATGGGAACCCAGCTGCAACAGCAGAAGGTCGGAGCCGCGGCCGAACGTGGGTCCAGGATCGCCAGCCAACAGACGTACATCAAGCAGCCGGTACTGGACCCCTTGGAGCCCTTGTACCAGAAGACGCCGAGCATGACGCCGTTCATCTTGCAGGGCATTGGTGGTGTCGTTTCTGGCGCTACATCTGGTCTTACGACAACGGCACAGCTCAAGCAATTAGGAGTCAAATAACCCATGGCACGCATCTCCACCGGCCAGACCTACGGCGACGCCAACCGCGCCACAGCGGCTCAGCTCCTGGGCGGCATCCCCGTTGACGCGACGTCAGGTGCCATTGCCCAAGGGGCGATCACTGCGCCGTCGCTCCAGCCACGGGCGACCCCGGTGTCCACATTCCAGCAGGTGGGGGCCCCGATCCTGGGTGGGGCCCCGAAGTTCTTTGCGCCACCGGACCTGCCGAACCCAGGTCAAGACATGGCAAACCTGGCCAAAGCCCTGGGTGGCTTTAGCACCACCCTGCAAAGCTTTGGCGAAAATTACCTTGAACTAGAAAAACAGCGCGAAGCTGAGGCCAAGAAAACCGGCTCCTTGCTGGCGGCCAAGATCGAAAACACGGTTGGTGCTTTCACTAGCTACGGAGATGCAGTCAAAGCAATCGAGAAAAAGCTAGCCCAGAACCCAGGTGACGTTGGCTTGAGCCAACTCCTTACTGAACTACGCGCCAAAGACCCCCGAGTCGAGCGATGGGCCGAGTCAGCGGGGCAAGATGCTGCGTTGAAAACTGCTATTGGGACGGCCCGGGAACGAATGAATGACCCAGCCTTCAAGCTGCCCAGTGGTCGCAAGTTGTCTGAGCTTTCGGAGACCGACCCAGAGTTCTTGGCTGCAGTACAGGCCATCGTCCCGTTGCCGCCGAATCTTCGTGGCGACGTCTGGCTCGCCAATGCCCCGTTGTACGGATCCGTCATCAGTGGGATCCGTAGCGATCAAGTAAAACGCAAGGCTGACTCAAATCAAGAACAAGCCAAGACTGCTGCCAATAGAGGAATCACGTCAGCAACTGAATCCCTAAGAGCTGGAACACCCATTGCCGCAATCCAACCCCAGCTACAGCGATCCATTCAGAACGCATATTACACAATGTCGCCGGCAGTTTATAAAGAGTTCAAAGAAAACTTGCCAGCGTCACTTGCTAAAAGCGTTGTTGCTATGACAGGTGGCAACAGGGAAGCCATCAATCGCTTGCATCAACCTCTCGGGCAATTGCTAGTAGGGATCACGTCGGGCCCGCCTGAGCCAGGCTTCCCCAATGGTCGGCCCTTGGTCGAGCAACTTGGCAAGCCCGTGCAAGTGGTGCTCCGGGATTTCATCATGGAGCTGCACAAGGGCCAAGTAGAGGACCGTGCCGCCGCGGTGCAGCAGACGACGTGGACCGCAGAAGACCAGGCTGACCGCGACTGGAAATCCACCATCACGCCAGCCATTGCCAACGACCCTGTTCAGCTGAAGCAAACGCTTGAGGCCCTTGACCGGCAGGCGCTCACCTTGTTCCCCGACAACCCAGCGGCCCAAGGGGCGTACTCGGCCAAGATTCGCAGCTACAGCACGGCCACAGAGCGAACCTACTTGCAGCCAGCTGTTGCCAGTGAAAAGCTGCGGATACAGGCGCTGCTGGTGAACGTCGATAGCGGCGTCACGGTCGGCTCGATCTTGGGCAACCCGATCTTGGACGACGCCAGCAAAAGTTCGTTGTTGTCGCAGCTTGGGACCGCTACCCGTGCAGATGCACAGCCAGCCGTGCAGCAGCTTCGGGCAATGACATCTGATTTTCGCGAGCGCGCAGCAAGGGCCCAAGCCCTCCCAGGCAACAACGTGGCCGGCCAAGAGCTTTATACCCGGAAAGAGCAGGCCACTGTTAGCGCTGCAGCGGCCCGCATGTACGCAGAGGGCCTGGACATCATCAACGGGAACCCAGGCAAAGACGTCAGCGGGATGCTGGCTGATCTGGGCAAAAAGAACTACGGCATCCCGTTCAAAGACACGGCTGGGTACGGGGGAGCAGCGGGCCAACCAACCCTTGTGCCCGTGCTGTCGCCATCAGGCCCGGCCGCCATTCTTCGCGGGTTGTCGGGTGGTGTTGGGGGCATGGGCATGGGCGGCGACAACAGCAACTTGCGCAAGCAAGTGGAGACACGGCCCCTGTACCCCAAGAAGACCCTCGGCGACGAGCTGGACGCAGTGCTCAGGGGACAACCAATCAGCCCGGAGACCAAAGCGATCATCCGACGCACGGGCCTGAAACCATCCGAATACTTCATCAAGCAGTCAGGGGTGCATGGCACAACCTTGCCCAGCTCGGTCATCGAAAAGCTCCAAGCGATCGACGGCAGCAAGTTGGTCTCCAGCGCTGACACCACTGGTGGCATGGGCACCACTGGCCTTGGAATGGTGGACCCAAGCCAGGCGTCACGCATCGCTCAAGCCATGTGGACCAGGTTTGCGCCCATGTTCTCCAACGCTCTTGCGCCGCCAGCTGCTGCCGCAACGATGCCAGTTGGGACCATGGGCCCAGTCCGTCTTGGCACCCCTGTCGTCGGCACCCCGAAGCTGAACGCCAACGCTAAGGCTTGGCTCGCCGCTATCTCAGCTGGTGGGTTTGAAGGCGCTGACTACAACACCTATTACGGCGGTGGGGCCTTTGACAACACCAAGGGTCACCCAATGCGGGTGGTGCGACCAGCGGGCGGGATTGCTAGTTCTGCAGCCGGTCGGTACCAGTTCATGCCAGATACCTGGACCGGCCTGCACGGTGGCAAGAACCCACCCATGACCCCCGCCAACCAAGACGCCGGCGCGTATCAGCTGGCCCTGAATCGTGGCGTTGACCTCAACACCGCGCCCGTCACGATCGAGAACGTGCGCAAGCTGGCTGCCGTGTGGGCAGCGCTGCCTGTAAACGCGACTGGTGGTGCTGGTTTCTACAAGGGCCAAGGAGGAGCTGGCTTCGCAAGGTTCAGGCAGACTTGGAACACCGAACTCAGCCGTTACTCCGGGAGATAGACCATGCCGTTCAAGACCATCGTCGATCCCAAGACCGGCCAGTCCCGCGACGAGTTCATTGAACCCGCGGCTGGTGCTGCACCGGCGGCAAAGCCAACGGCCGCAGCCAAGCCAAAGGGCGGTGGGCTTGATATTGGGACCATGGCAGCCCAAGCGGCCAAAGGTGTTGTTGAGGGGCTTGGCCTTGTTGGTGGCCCTGCAGTTAGCCAAGGGCTAGAAGCAACCCAGGCCGGTATCTCGACGATGGCCAAAACTGGCGACGTCGGCCAGTCACTGGCAGCAGCCGGCAAAGCCTTTAATGAGCCAAGCCTTGTGCAGCGCATGGGCGTGAACGCCTCGCGCAACATCGCGCAGGAACCGGTCAACGTCTACGCCGATCTCACCGGTCGTCCGACGACAGCGGCCAACCCCGATGCCCCGTTCCCCGGGCTTGGAAAACCCCTGCCTAAGCTGGCGCCCAAGCTGGGACCACTTGAAGAAGCAGCAACCGGCTTGCTGCAAATTGGCTTTGAGTTCATCCCTGTCGCAAGGGCTGTCAGCTGGGGCGGTAAGGCGCTGAAGGCGATCCCAGGGGTAGCAAGGGGCGTGCAGGCGGTCGAAGCCACCCGTGAGGCCGGGCTGGTTGGTCTTGCGGCAACGGGCCAAGTCGGCAAGGTTGCGTCCAAGGGGCTCCGTGTTGCCACCCGTGCCTTTAGCCCGACCAACGTGGCGACCGGTGCGATCATCGATTACGCCGGCGTCAATCCACACGGTGGTCGCATCTACGACCTGGTGGATAACGTGCAGCAACAGGTCACCGGGACCCCGATGGAGATCCCGGTTCTCAATTACTTCAAGTCGAGGCCTGGCGACGTCGGGTCAAAGGCGCGGTTGAAGAACGCCCTTGAGGGTGGCCTGATCCTGGGTCCGGCTCAAGACATCTTGATGTCGCTGTTCCGGGCAGCCAAGTACATCAACCGGCTTCGGGACGTGGCACCGGACGGAGCAGAAGCAGCTGCAGGCCAAGCGAAGCAAGCCGCCCAGGAGTTCGAGCAGAAGGCAGCTGAGTTCGTCAACAGCGGTCGGCCGCCGGAACCAGCCCCAGCCGCGGCCCCTGCACCAGCTCAGGCCGCCCCTGCCGCCCAGCCTCCTGTCCCTGCCGCTGACGCTGCTGCCGTCACCGTTGCACAGGAGCGTTACAACAGGGCCCAAGCAAAACTATCGACCCACGGCCCAGCACCAACCAAGCCCAGCTCCGAGAAAAAGACCTTTGGCACCGGTGGCATCGCCAACGCGGACCCAGCTGCCGTCGCTCGGTGGCAGCTTGAGACCAAGGCGTACCAGAGTTGGAACCGTAAATACCTGGGTCTTAAGAAAGAGGAGGTTGCAGCCAGCAACCAGTTGTTTGAGGCCAAGAAGAAGTTGGGAACGACGGAGCCCCAGGTGGCGGAAGCAGCACCAGTGCTTGCACGGCCAGCCGATCCTGCTTCAGGATTTGCCATTCCACCGGAACCGGTAGGGCCGGCGACGCCAGTCGTTTCCGACGAAGCAATTGAAGCCTTAGAAGATCTTTACCCGGTCAAGAGGTATCGCGGTGATTCACCCGCCAATGTTGCTGCAGAAAGACTTTACAAAGTCCAAGAACTCTTGCAAATCACGCAAAGCCAAATTGAGGGCCTAAGAACTCCAGTAAAGCCAACTGCCAGCGCATCCGTAACGCAAAGCAAACAGCGAGCCCGAGAACGCCATTTGGCCTCCTTCATCAAACAGGAAGCGCAAGTCAAAAAAGATCTTGTTGTGGCTCAAGCGGCGCTTGATCGTTTCACTGGCGAACCAGTGGCCCCGAGTGTCCCGAGTGCGGGAACTTCGGCCCCGGCTGCGCCCCCGGCTGCGCCCGTTGCCGAACTCACCAGCGAAGCGGTGCGTCGCATCATGCCGGACGAGCTGCCGGACGAGTTGCGGGCTGACCCGGACCTGATCGAAGCCACAAAGAAGCTGATGATCGACACGGTGCGTCGCATCGCCGGTGACGACATCGCCATCACGTTTGAGAACGGCATTGTGCTTAAGGAGGGCAACAAGGCCCACGGCACCGAAGGAAAGCTACGGCGTATTGGTGGTGGGTACAGCTACAGCACGATCGGTGACCCGATTAACGAAGCCATAGCGTTTCACGAAATGGGCCTGCTGAGCAAAGCTGGTCAATCAGCCGTTGACTACACCAAAGAAAAACTTGAGGTCGCATCACACGAAGCCTTCCACGCAGCGCAACTCCGCTACATGTCGTCAAAACAGCTGAGGGTGCTGAACACGGCGTTCGCCAAGCTCAAGTTGTTCTTTGCGGCGAGGAACGTGAGCGCCCGCGCTGGTGGTGCCAGGCCCATGGGGATCGAGACGTCGACCCAAGCGTACGAGAGCTTTGACCAGGCGGCTCAGGCTGGCGTATCACCTGGCGCCGTGATTCTTGGCTTGTCGGCAGACGACGTCAAGTTCTTTACCAATGTCGATCCCAAGAACCCATTGCTTAAGTCCATGGGTGCGAGCGACAAGGTGATTTTTTCAGGTGCCAAGACGATCCTTGCTGGCATCAAGCTCGTCGACGACCTGTTTGATCGCATGGAGAAGATTTACAACGCCATGCGTGGCCGTGGCTGGACGTCGATCCGCAGCATCTTCGAGGAAGCGGCAAGCGGCAGGCTGAAAGAAACCCCAGGCATGATCCACGCCAAGAGCTGGCAGGACATGGAATGGGACGACGCCAAGGAATGGGCGAAACGGGTGGACATGTTGAGAAAGATGGGGGCCCCTGGGTTCAAGAGCGACGTTGAGTTCGCCAAGAGCGAGGGCCTGCTGTCGGAGCGATCAACCCTTGCGAGCGAGGGGCCCGTCGAACCCCAAGGCCCCCGGCCCGTGCGCGCCACGATGCCTGACGACCCGTGGGTCAACAAGGTTGTCGAACAGGTTCAAGCCAACCGTGATGCACTTGAGCGCAACGACATCACCCTGGACGACATCCTGGAGAACAACGTCCAACGGATTCAAAGCCCAAGCGGCAAGACCCAGTACGTCGTCGACAACCCCGACATGGCGATGGGGTACCGGGCGTTTTCGGACCTGTTAAGTCGCGTTGAGGCCACAGGGATCCAGGTCGCCAGCTTTGAGCAGATCAACGCCGACACCGAAATCTGGCTCAACAGCGTTGGCCATAACGGCAAAGACGTTCTTGCTGGACTTGAGCGCATCAGCGGCCCCCTGTCGAACTACCGGGAGAATCTGCGGGCCGTGCGGGCTGGTCAGCTCTTGGTTGACCACAGCAACCTCCAGGCTGGCGTCGCTGCAGCGCAGTGGCTGAACTCAGCGCTTGGCGGTGCCGTCGACCGCAACCAGCTCGGGGCCCAGCTGTTCGCTGCTGCTGTTGCACAGAAGCAAGTCAACATAGGGTTTGAAAAAGTCACGCGACCGATTGGTCAGTTGCTTTGGAGCCTGCAAAACCCCAGGCCGGAACCTGGCAGCCTGCCGTTCAGCATGGGGGAAGAAGGCGCTGCGGCCGCTGGTGCGACGCCTGGTGAGATTCCGCTACCCAGCACCAAAGACATCAAGGCGGAGCTAGAAGCCGCCCTGCAGGACAACCAAGGCGCCCCCGTCTCCCAGTCCCTTGGCGTCACCTTGAGCCCCGAGACCGTCGACGCCATCAACACCGGCGACTTCAGCAACCCCAAGGTCCAAGCAGAAATGGATGCGCTGGCCATGGTGTTGTCTTCGGGCAGCATCGACCCAGGGTTCTCCCGGGGCTTCTGGACCAACCTTCCCGCCAATGTGGCCCTTGGCGCACGTGGCTTGAACACCATGCACGCCAGCTTCTTGGTGTCGTCTGGCGAAACGATCAACACCAACTTGCTCAACGGCTTGGTGCGGCTCATCGACTTGCCGCTGACGACAGCGACCGGTGCGCTGGTGCGCGGAGACCTGGCCAGCGCCGGTACCGCGCTCCAAATGTTTGCTGGATACGCACGATCCGTTCTTGGGGCTTCCAAGCTCGCCGCCCACTCGTTCCGCCTTGGCCGCGGCTTCTACGACATCTCGCATCAAAGCGTGGACATGATGGAGCGCCTTGCAAGCCAAGAAGCCACGAACTCGCTGGCAGGAGTCCCAACGGAAATGGAGCGCGTGTGGACAATTAACGACACGCCCCTCATCGCCGCCACCGACAAGTCAAACGGGGCTCAAGCGTTGCGGGCCGTCTGGAGAACGATAACCGGTCCGTTAAGGGTCATGACCACTGCCGACACCTTTATCAAAGCGTTGGCTGGTGACTCCTTTGAGTTCACCCAGAACCTGCGCCCTGGCCTTGAGCGCGCCGTTGAGCTTGGCATGGAACCCGGCAGCGAAGATGCGTGGAAATGGGCCAACCAGTACGCCGAGCAGGTCGTCAAAGCCAAGAAGCGCGACTTGATCGTTGAAGGCAAGACCCTGACTGATGCGATCATGACAAGTCCCAATGCCTTGAACGCCGCCCGGTACGCAACATTTACTGACGACGTCTGGGCTGAAATGGAGTGGAACATGCCCAACCCTGCCACCGGTAAACCTATTGGTCGCAGCTTTGAGCGTGGAGCCCAGCTGGCCGCCGCCAAAAACATTACGGATCCAGCTGAAGTAACCAAGTTTGTGGAGAACTACTTAAAGAACGGAACCCCTGGGGAAGCTGTATCAGAAGCAATGATGGGCACCGTTGGCCGTACGTTCAGTTTGATCCCTGAAGGCTACACATTGCTGTCGCAAGATGCGCGAGTTGGGCCATTATTTCAAGCGTTTCAATCGTTCATCCGTACTCCGTTTGACATCTTAAAAAGCCTTGCGCGAAAGGGACCAACAGCAGTGCTGGTAGACACCTGGTGGAGAGATCTAAACAGCTCCAATGAAGCGATCCGCGACAAAGCAGTTGGCGACGTTGCCCTAGGCACCACTGCCCTTGCGGCAGCCGGTCTTGCCATCGCAATCGGCAACGTTCGGTTTAACGGTGCTGGTCCGTTGAACGAAGAAGCCAAACGGAAGTGGATTGCCGAAGGACGGATGCCGTATTCGTTTCAGATGAGGGACGGAACAGACCCAGGTGGGATGCCGAGATGGGGTGAGGCCAGGTCGCTTCGCATCTTTGAGCCATACACAAGCTTGATTGGCGCCATGGCTGATTACATTGACATTTCCGGTAACTTGTCAACTGAGCAACTTAATACTCTTGGCGCAAACATGGTCGGGGACCTTCTTTCCCGTGTTGTAGTCGGCCAATTAAGCAAGCAATACTTTAAAGGCCTTTACGACATTGTTGATGCGGTCATGAGTGTTGGCGACGTGGAGACCGGGCCCAATGTTCGCAGCCCTTTAAACAAATACTTGTCTAGATTTGCGGCAGGTTACACAATTCCGTCTGCGTTTGGTTCTGGTCGCAGGACTGTGGACCCAATCGCTCGCTCGGTTCAGCCTGGAACGTTGGCCAGTGAGTATCTCGACGAGGTCAGGAGCAAGGTTGCGGGTTGGTCCAAGGACATCCCACCCGTCGTTGACTGGGTCACCGGCGAATCCGTCGTGTTGGCTGGCATCTACGGACAACAGCACATCCCAGCAGACCAGCAGTGGCTGGGGCTCTTGTATCAATTCGTGCCCTGGTCCCCGCTCAAGGTCGCCAGCCCCCCGCACCGGGTCCTTCAAGAGATGGGAGCCCTGCACGGCAAAGGAGCCAATTTCAATGGTCCGTCGGCCAATGACTTTGGCGTTGAACTACGGCTCAACCTCACAACTTTCAACGCCTACAAGCGCGAGGTGGCGACGGTGGTCCGGGACGAGGCTGGCCGCACCTTGGTCGAAGCACTGGACCAAGAGATCCAAGGGCCCCAGTACCAAGCCTTGCCCTTTACTGAGCGCGGCACCGTCGCTCCCGCTGAACGGGTCGCCCAACTCAGCCTCATCATCAACAAGTTCAAGGCCATGGCCAAGCAGACCTTCCTGAACCGACCAGAGAATGCCACACTGCTAAGGCAGTACAACGAACGGCAGGCCAAGATCGCAGCTGTGGGTCAAGGTGGAGTTGAACCCACCCAGGCCGGCGGCCCCTGGTCCCCCACCCCCCGCTAACCGCTGATGGCCTACTCCTACACCACGTTCACTGGCAACGGATCGACCACCCAGTACGCGGTGTCGTTCCCGTACATCCGACGGGAGCACGTGGCCGTCACGGTGGCCGGAGTTCCCGCCACGTTCACCTGGGTCAACAACAGCTTGATCCAGATGGACGCAGCGCCAGCTGCTGCTGCTGCGGTGCGGGTGTACCGCACAACCCCGATCAACGCACCGCTCGTCGACTTTGCGGACGGGGC